AGCGTACGGTTGTCCTCGCCGTAGAAATCCGGTGCATAGCCTTTGTTTTTGGTCGTCGGGAACACGCCCCCGCGGGAGCTTATGTATACGTTTGACGGCAGCTTGTCCAAAAACGCCTGGATTAACTGCACAATTTTCAGGGCTTCTTCTGGCCGCTCATTGGTTTCATACCAGCGCGTGCGCACCTTGTTTTTTAAATCAGCGGGCAGCGCGTCCTCGATGTAGTACACGCCGTTTTCCAAAGCAATACGCGTGTTTGCGTTGACTTGTTGCGTTTCAAATTCGCTTTGTTCTTGGTATAGGCGCGAGGCGGTTTCGTCGCTGCCCAAAGCCTGCGCGACATTGGCAGACAAAGTAGACGGCATGATGATCGTAGCCAGTTTTTTGCCGTTAAACAGCAAATGACCCTCTTCGTTAACGGTAGGTCCGGTTTCGGCCAGTTTTTTGGCTTCATCCACTGTTTTTGTAATCTCAATAACAGCGAGATCAAGGTTTGATTTCTGAGTCATTCTTTTTTTTCCCTAAAATTCTGTAAACTTCTGCCAAGGTCTCATCAGAAATATCTGCATTGACCGCAGGTTTTGGCGCGGGCGAAACGGGCTGCTCGGGTTGCGGTTGCGGGCTGGGCTGCACCGGCGCGACATTTCCCGGGCCGATTAATTTGAGCTGGGCTACCGCAGTCGCTACCGCAGCGTTTACCTTATTTTCCAAATCTGCGGCGACCGCCTCTTTGACGGCCTTTTTAAGCTCGCCCGGCTTGACTGCCAAACGCTCTAAAAATTGCTGATAAGTCGTATCAGGCTCTATCAAGCCTCTTTCGATTGCCTCGGTGTACAGGCTTGTACGCCCGTCGAGGATGACCGGCATACTGTCGACACTGCCGCCGCTGACGGTAATACCGCCTTTTATTTCTGCCATTTGTTAAGCTCCCAACTCTGTCTCAAGGGTCAGATTGCCCTCGTAAATCACGGCAGCGACGCCTTTGACGGTAACGCGCACGCTGTACCGCGCCCACCGCCATCTCCATCCGCGTGTCTGCTCTGCTGTCAAGACAATACCAATTCCGCCCGGCTTGACGGAGAGGGGCAAGGCAAACGCCTCTGCGGCTGTCGGGACAATAGTCAAAACCGCGCTGTCCAGATGTTTGAGCGATGGATGCGGCTTGCCCTTGCCGTCAAGTACGGCAAAGGTCAGCGGCACGGTGGTGCCTTGTTTGACGGCAAAATCAGCGCGGGCGGTCATTGCAGCTCATCCGGTAAATGCGCGCGTTGTTTTTCGCGCAGGTAGGCTGCACGGCAATGGTCTTCTTGCCAAAAAAACAGTGCATTAACAGCGTGATACGCCATTCGGGCAACGCGGGTCGGCTGTGCCGCCAACACCGCGCCTCGATAGACACGGCTGCTGACGGTTTCATCCGGACTGCCCGCAATCATGGCATTGGCGAGCTGGTCGGCGGCGATGGCGATATTTTTAAAATATGCTTTCATGTTCAGACGACCTTAAATCTAGGACTTACCGCACGGACCGCTTCGACGGTTTCAGCCATTTCGATCTGTTTTTCCATCGCCTGCCGTTGCCCTGCAACGGTTGCGCTCAATGCCTCATAGGCAAGGGTTTTGCGCAGGGCTGCAGCTTTGAGCTCGGCCGGGTCGATGCCGCGCGACGCGGCAATTTGGTCGAGGAGCGGCGTTTTGGCATTGTTATCCGCCTGCCATGCGTGAGCCTCAGCAGCTTGCAGCGGCCAAGTACCCACCTCAAATGCAGGCAGCTTGTCCATACCTGACTTTTCGGCAACGATGTCTTGAGCCGCCTTGGCGATGTCGTTAAGAGCCATCGTCTTGGCAAGATTGAGATAGCGTTGCTCCGCCTCCGCTTTTTTGGCCGGGTTCTCAATCCATTTATCACCATCCCAGTCGCAGTATGGCGACGGTGGCGGCAGCAGGGTTAGGGTGTCCGGCAGCGCGCCGACTTTGAGTACGATCATCTCCTCGCCGTCGTCTTTCTTGTACGCAACCTTGCCGCGGTGGTCTTCCAAAAATTCCCACTTATCGCCTGTCCAGCGGGCTACATTATTGGCAGGGATTTCAGGTGGAGCGGTATCTATGCAGCCGCCTGGGATGATATAGCTGCCGTCGCGGGCATAGATGTTGAGGTCGGCAGTGGCTTGGCCGACATATAAATTGTTGACATCCAACTGACACACAGATTTACTCCATTGGATATTACTCATTTTTAGTCTCCTTATATTTTGATAAGCGCAGACAAACTGATATTGCGTGGGCGGGTTTCTACGCCGCCATGCATAGCGGTAGTCACTCGGTCTCCTCCATCGTCAAATCTGCCGTCGCCATCATAGAGGGTTGCATTACGGTCTCCAGACGCCTCAATCCGCTCCCAGTCAACCGTATTGGCAATGTGACCACGGCGATAAACATGGCTGTGACTACGCAGTTGGTCGTCCTGCAAACTGCCTAACGCGCGTCCTAAATCAACACCCTTGCCGTCATCCCAACCCCGAATAAATTCGGCGCGTAAATCGGGCAGGTTAAAAGTTGTTCGGCCATCGCCAGCACCGTAGCTTGTACCAATCGCAGCAAATAATTGAGCAAAATCAGTACGCGACACTGCCGCGCCGTTTGCTTTGAGCCAGCCGAAGGGGACTGTGGCATGGGCAAAATAGGCGATTGCGCCTGTCGGAACGCTGACGTTCACGGCTTGGGTGTCGACTTTGGCGACCAGTCCGGGCGTGTCCCAGCCAATAGCAATCTGATGCGCCGCGCCGCCTAGCCCGATTGCGCCGCCGCGCTTGACCGAATTGTCAAACGCCTTATTGAGCGCAAACGAAGACGGGACGGTTGCAACCTTGTAGTCATCGGGATTGTGGCTTACTTTGCGGGCGGTAATAATGTCTGACCCGTCGTACTGGAGCGTGCCATCATTCTTAAGCTGGATGCCCTTGTTTGTCTTTTTATTGCGGATGTAGCCGCCTGCGGCATCAGCACCGATTTGCAGATAATTATTCGCGTCAAACAATGCTTTGCTGTCGGATACGGTGATGCTTTTGTAAAAATTGGGGTCGTCCATGCGGGCTTTTACTCTGCCCAGCTCGTCATAAAGCCAGCGTGTACGGTTTGCCAGCTCCCGTGTCGGGCGGTTGTCGATACCGTTAGGGCCGCCCTGTACAGGGTCGGAGGTCTCCCATTGGTAAATGCCCGCCTCCCAGCGGCTCATCTCGCTTAAATTTGCCATCTATGCTGTACCTCGGTTAAACGTGCCGTCCCTTAATGCTTGTCCGTTGTGCCTCAAGGAGACGTGTTGGTAATCCAATGCCGCCAAAACACATCGGGCAGGTGCAAACGCCCGCAATGTGCGCCTCAGCAAGGCTGCCTGATCGTTGGTGATGGTATTGGTCATAATGATGCGGTAATGCGCCCAACGGTCTGTATGCCCGTGTGTATAACTACCGTCGCGGCGAATTTCGCCGTTATGCTTTTTATTACTAAGCCCTTCGACAATTTCCACCTCGCCGAACCCGAGACGGCGCACAATCTCGCGTATGGCCCAGGGTGTGCCTTTGTACCTGTGGAGTTGGTAAGCACCCTTGATAAGTTTGCGGCGGGTTTCGTCGCTCTCGGCAAGCCAATAGCCGTCCTCGCCCAAAATGCTGCGGCTCTCGGCCAACAGCTCCAAGTGCTCAGGCACGACCAGCTCAGTCAAACGCGGCATCAGCTTGACCGCGTCAATGTCGCTCATCCTCAAGCCCAAATCGGCCAGCATCCGATAACGTTGGTCGCGCTCGATAACGGAGGCATAACTCAGTGTTGCCATTGTTGCTACCCCTCTGCCGTTTCGGACGATGCCCGGATATTGACGGATGTACATCTTGCCCATTGGTCGGGTTTGACGACGGTTAGGGTCGGTTTTTTAAGGACTACGTTATAAACGCCAGCGACTTTTAAAACCGTTTGGATGTCCAAAGGCACAATATCCATGCCCAATTTTTCCCGCCGCGTTACTTCATATTCCGACCATGCTTGTTTTGCTGCCACCAAAACCTCGGCAGCATTAACCCCGGTATACAAAACCAGCTCTGCGTCCAGCGTATAGTCGATTGCTGCCGGAGCAGTTACGGTTACCGTGTCGCAAAGCGGACGGACGCGCTCGCCGGACAAAAAACTTTGCACCTTGCTCACCAGCTCCGAAGACGGCAACCCGTTTTTGGTTAATAACGTTACCCTTACTTGCCCCCCTATCGGCAGGCCGTCCGACCCCGTTAAATTGCCCACATGTACGTCACAAATAGCAGGGCTGACACGGCGGGCAAAATACTCATAAGCCCCGACAGGGCCTGCAAC